TGACCCTGTTTGATAATTATACATTGTCTGTAACTTTGCATTTGTTGGTGATGTCTTTAAAAGCCGAACTGTCACAGTGCATGAAGTATCTGCTGACAGTGCGTGCATTCCCTGACCATCTGCACCAATGGTCATCACATTTTTGTCATTCACAGGGTCAATGCTGATGCCTTCAGAAGCAACACCTGCACCTGCCCCCAAATTGATTGAACCACCTGCACCACTGATTGAAGCCTGTATATCTTTAAAACTATAAGCACCCATTTGAATTTTCCTTTCCTTGAAAATTTATTTTTTGTTATCTGTTGACATCAACAATGGCATCAATTTCATGCACTGCCCCTGCCAGTTTCAAAGCAATCTGCATGGGTGGTGCAAGTCTTGCTTCCCTGTCACTTTGGTCTTGGTCTGCAAGTGGTTGCATATATATGTAATATCCAGAAGGCAGTGTGTCACCCCTTTCAAGCTGACCAAATCCATCTGCATTCCAGACCCCGCCTGCAACAAGTCCATTGTTCACTGCTTCTTGGCAGACACCATTGGCAACATCAACAATCTGATTTGCACCTGCTTCAGTCTGTGGAATTTTTGTTTTGCTTGTGTAAAGAAGATTATATTCACTTGTTTGAAGGGCATCAGCAAACCAATCCAAGCCATGAACTTCATCAAAGAATGCACCAGATGACATGACACCAGTTTGAAAGATTGCTGTTTCATTGTTGTAATACACAAACAGGTTGCACTTCTTTGCTTCAAGGGTCTGTGCCTGTGTTTCTGTGATGTATTCTGCAACAATGCCAACAAGTTGCTTATACATCAAAGTGATGGTTGACCGATTTGCAGAAAAGTTCACAGTGAATGCCCTGCCAAACATTGATGCAATGGCATTTTCATCTGTGGCACTGTAAACAACACATGTTCTTTTATATGCAAGGGCTTCCATTTTATAAGCAATATCTGTGGTATAAGATGAATCAAGCACATTGGCATCAGTGGTTGTGATTCCAAAAATCCTTGCAGGTGTTGCACTTTCAATGTAGGCAGACACAGCAATGTTTTGGTCATCAGTGATGGTGGTTGTTGTTGCAAACATTGAACCATACCATTCACCACTTTTGTTTGCAAGGGCTGTGATTGCTTCAACAGGGCTTTCTGCATCATACCCTGCAACCAATCGCAATGCAGTTGCAGAAGTCATTTTGATGATTGTGGCAATGTCAGTTCCTGCCCCACCTGTGACAGTGGCATATCCAACAGAAGAAGTGGTTGACCCTGTTGTTGGTGAAGTGATGATGAACTTTTCACCATCCCATGTGCAGGTTGTGCCTGCTGATTCAGCGTTCAGCTTTGTCTGCATGACTGATGCACAGCCAGAAAGCGTTGTTTGTGCTGTGAAGTTCAAGGCATCAATGGTTTCATCTGTTCCATCAATGTTGATGTCAAATTCACCATCATTGATTGCAACCAGTGATGCAAGAAGGCTTGCTTGGTCAGCAGTGGCAGTGATGCCACCCTTGTTCATTGCTGACGTTGCTGTTTGAATCCATCTGCCAATCATCAGGGTTTGTGGTTTTGGGGTCTGCCCAAAATACAGGGCTGAAGCCAAATATTCAGGGTCAGTGGTTGAAAAATCTTCAAGCACACCTTCAACTGAAGTGTATGATTTCAGCCTTTCGTATCCATCAATCACATCTGTTTCACCTATCACAAGAAGTGTTCCAAAACCCCTTCTTGCAGATGCAACAGGGGAAAGGTTCACACTCACCCTGACAAGTCTTGAAATATTAAGTCCATTTGCCATTTTTTATTTCCTTCCTTTTTTGTTGTTTATGGAATTACTGAATCAAAGGTTGTTGTTCCTAAGTCTTCAGGGTCAGGTTCAATGCTTCCCTGTGCATCAACAAGTGATAGGATTGCAAAAGTCCTTTTCACCTTTCTTCTGAAGTTTAAAGTCAAATCACATCTATTGAAATACTGACCATTTATTATTTCAGGCACATTGAAAGTTTCTGATGTTCCAAGATATGCCATATTGTTCAAATACAATGCTTCCCTGTTTTGTCCGATTTCAAGACAGTCTTTGATGACACTTGCTGTCAAAAGATGACTGCTTCCATAAATCTGAATTGACACTTCAATTTCTTCATTCCTGTAAAGGTTTGAACTGGCATCAACAAGGGTTTCAATGTAAGCGTTTTCATCTTGTGTTTTGTTTGTGATTCCATAGGCAAGCCAATCAACACCATTTTCAGGTGCGTTTGGTGGGTTTGCCTGCCATAATGGTCTGATTAAATTTGAATCAATCCCTGTCATGCCCTGAAGCATATCATGAAAAAATTCAGTCAGGTTTGAATCAGTTGTTGTTGTTTGTGGCAGATACCCACCTGTTGATGAATCAGCCATTGCCCACCTGTTGCCTTGTTGCTATTGCTTTGCAATACCCTGTGCCATAATGCCCCCATGATTCAACAAACTGCACTTCATACCTTTTGCCCTGATGAATGATGATGTCTGAATATCCATTTTGCCTTTGGCTTGACAGCGTGCCAGAATAAAAGAAGGCAAGGTTTTCATGCCCCCTTGCTGATTCAGGAACTTTTTCAAGGTCAAAACCAGAAGCAGGTTGCACCACCATCAGCAGTCCAGACACTGTTGTTTCAGCCAAAGAATTCACCCCTTTGGTAAGGGTTGACGTTCTTGTGACCAGTGAAACTGTGTCAGCAAAAGTTGTGTCAGTCATCAAGTGTGAAACATTAAGCGTTGCCATTATTTCTTGCCCACAATATAGGTGATTGAATTCAGCATTGAACCTGTATCAATCATATATTTCTTGCCTTCTTCTGAAGGTGTTGGAAGCCCTTCCTGTGCAACAATTCTTCCTTTGATTTCAGCAGATGCAATCAACCCTGCTTTGTTGAATGCCTTCACAACTGCCTGCTTATCTTCAAGCCCATCCCTTGCACCAATCTGCATTGCTGAAACAATCTTTGCCCTTGCTTCTTTCAGGGCAGGTTCAACAACAGGGGTTGCAGGTCTGTTGATTAATGCAGAACCCTTTTCAAAAGTGTAAAGAAGGCTTGCATTGTTTATGGGTGATTTTGCTTTTCCTTTTCTTTCTGTTTTTTTGCTTGGGATTCCAACAAGAACTTCAAGGCTTCTCATTGCTCTAAGGTTTGAAAGCACATTTGCTGTTTTGTCGAATAGAACAGTTGTGCCATTCATACATGAAGCCCCCCACACCCAAACAACTGTGCCATTGAAGCATATTGCTTGCCATAGGTGGTCATATTCCAATGCCCTGCATTTGGCAAAGCAGTTGATGCTGTATCATAAGACACAGAAGCAGACCCCACTGACTTTGATGCTTCAATACCACCTGCAAGACCAACTGCACCATCACCTGATGATGCGTTCACATTGTTTGCCTGAATCACAAGGTTGTGTGCAACAAACAATGACAAGGCTTCATCATAAACATTGCCAAAGGTATCTTCTGAAACAACCTTTGCACCAAGTGTTGACCAGAATGAAATCATGTTCTGTGAATAGATTGCTTCATCTGAAAATTCAGGGAAGTCATGTCTGAACTGATTGACTGTAAAAGCCATTTATTTCTTTTTCTTTCTTGTTGATTTTGATGCTGTCTTTTTGACAGGCTTTTCAATTTCTTCTTTTGGGGCTTCAACTTTGATGGGTGCTTCAGGTGTGTTTGGAACTTTCCTTCCTGTTCCTTCAAGAAGTTCAACAGTTCCATCTTTCACAAGGGCATCAAAGAACCATCCTTTGCAATGGTCTGCACACAGTTCACAAGTGCCTATCTGATACACTTTTTTTGAATCACCTTCACCAAGTTCAATGACCCTTTTTATTTTTGCTTGCATGGCTTCCTTTCTTTTAAAGTTCTTTAAAGTGGGCAGGGTTGCAGGGAATGAAACAACCCTGCCCTGTGGGGTGTAACCAGAAGAACTGTCAAGTTTTAGATTCCATCTTCATATCTTACAGTGGTCAATTCAACAAATTCAACCTGTCCAAGCATCCAGATATAAGGGGCAAGAAACATGATGCCCTGATAGTATGGTGTTTCCCTTCTTATCGGCACAAGTGGAAATCTGACATAATTTTCATTATTGCTATAAAGAACCATTCTGCCAGTTGAACCTGCACCCCTGCCTGTCAGCCATTTGCAGGGCTGAACATCAAGGGGTTTGCCATTGACTGCCATGCAAAGGCTGTTTTCTTTCAGATAGTTCAAGGCACTTTTGTCAATGCCTGACATCTGTGTTGAATTTAATCTTGCAAACTGCACAGGGGGCAGAAGGCATTTTTCAGCAACAACATTGTTTCCTGTGGAATTCCACAGGTCAACTTCTGCATCAGTCACATCCCTGACCATCAATTCAGCAGTTTTGGCTGACCACAAAGCTGAAGAACCAGTTCCATCAGCAGGCACAGTTGTGCTTGTGACAGCAGTGTTGTTCACAAGTCCAAAGAAGCTAAAGTCATCATCACCAATATACACACATTCATCAATGTCAAGCTGATACAGTGTATTTAGTGCGTTGTACTTCTGAACATCAAGGTTCATGCCAACAAGCTGACTTCTTTCCAGTTCAACAGATGAATAGGAAAGCGTTCTGCCAAGTAATCTGACAGGGGTGCTGACAAGTTCGCCATCAAGGTCAACAGTGGGCAGGTCAGTAGTGTTTGGTGAAATCCATGCCTTGCCCTGTGCTGACTGCGTGCCACCACCTGAAATGTTTGTTCTGATGAAAGATGATGCTTCATTTGCAAAACTGACATCAGACCTTAACTGAATATCCCTGCCCCAAGATACACTTGAAAGTGGTTCATGCAACTTTGGGTCAAGTTTGTTCAGTTGGTTGATAAAAAATGCAAGGGTTGAATCAAACCATTTTGCATCATGTGTTATATATCCATTCATTTTCTTTTTTCCTTCCTTTTCTTTATTTATTTTTTTTAGTTCAGGTTATGCAATATAGATTTCAGAAATGTTGTTGCCGTCTTTGCCAGTGATGTTCCAAGTTGCGTTTGCAATGGCAACATTTGCATCAGTCACAACAGGGGCAAAAGAATCACCTGCTGTCATTGTGCCACCATTAGTGATTGTCATGGTCAGACCACCTGCAACAAGTTCAGTTCCAACATTGCCAGTCCCAACATGAAAACCATCAGGGTCAAACAGATAAAATTCAGCAGTTGCAGAAGTTTCCTGAAGAACTATTGACCATGTGCCTGCTTTTGCAGTTCCATCTTCAGTGATTGCAAGCGTTCCTGTTCCTGTTCCTGTGATTGTGCCACCTGCAACAGAAGCATCTTTTGTTGCTTCAAGGTCACCAAGTGCCTTGCCTGTATCGGTTTGAACCCTCATGTAAACTGCACCACCCTTTGCAGGTGTTCCGACAGTGCAAGCCACATTGACATAACCCTTTCTTACTACGCTTTGGGCATAGTCACTTGAAGGGGTTGCAGAATTGAAACTTGCACCTGTGTCACCTGCTATGGTAGGGGCAACCCTTGCCACTATTCCGAAAAAGTCACTTGCTGTGTCACTTGCTTCAATGGCTTCAATCTGCCCTGAAACAATTTTGCATGGGTCACCAAACTGTGTCACAGGCTTGGTGCTGTCCATTGTCACAGCTTCAACAACATTTGCATTGTCCTGTCTTGAAATGCTACCTGCAAGACCTTGATTTGCTCTTAATGATATAACTGCCATTTTTTGTTTCCTTTCCTATCTGTTTTTTTTATTTGTTTTTTTCAGCTTATGCCCTGCCATAAATTTTGGCATTTTTTTCATTCAACATTGCAGGGGTCATGTGATGAAATTCAACAGTATCCCTTGTTGGCTGTTTGCTTTGTTCTGCTTTTCTTTTTTGTTTGATGATTTCAGATGCAGACACAAAAAGAATGTCAACATCAACAGAATCAAGCGTTTTGCCTGCAAGCAGTGGTTCAAGAATTTTCTTGCCTTCTGCATCAGCATTCAGTGAATCAAGTGCTTTCCTTTTCAGTTCTGCATCAGTTCCAGATTTTGAGATTTTGGGGGCAATGATTTCTGCCCTTGAAATGGTGTCTTGTGCAGGGGCAGTGTCATGTTCCTTGCCACATTCATCTTCAGTGGTTTCTTCTTCCCCTTCAGCATCTTTTGTTTCTTCTTCTTCAGCATCTTTTGTTTCTTCTTCTTCATCACCTTCCTTTTCTTTCATCATGTCTGCAATCTTTTCTTCAAGTGCATCCATTCTGGCTGTCAAGGCATCAAGTGCAGAAGCATCAGAAGTTTCTTCTTCAACTTCTTTTTCTTCTTCTTTGATTTCTTCAGGTGGCATTTCTTCATCAAAGGCTTTGCCTAAAGATGAAAAAACTTTTTCCTTCAGTTGCTTCAAATTCATTTTTTCTTTCCTTTCTTTTATGTTTTGTGGTAAGTGGTCAAAATTGATTGCACATTCAGCACCACACCTGCCTGCTTCCACAAGGGCAAGGTGATTGCCTTTGATGTTGAACTGTCTGCCAACACCTGCTT